AGGTTCACAGATGAGCAGACGAGAATCGTCCTCATCCCACTCCCACCGAGGACCACCGCTGGACGGTAGCCGAGACTCGGCTAAAACGACTTCCCCTTTCTGAACAGGGGCAGTAACGATGCGCTTGGTATTGAACGAAAGTTCGCCACCATGCCATCCCGCCTTACGCGCACGAAGGTACGCAGCAGACGGCTTTATCCGTAAGCGCTGGAAAGCACGGAAAGACAAAGGTTGTCGCTCGGTTTGAAACGAGCGACCGTTTATCCACAGGTCAAGAGAGACCTCTAACTTCTCCAAGGAAGTTGCGTCCTTTGAAAGGACGTAGCGACCGTCATCGAGCCCAGTGGATCGAGGTAAGTCCACGTACCCGCGCCGTTTGAGACGGCGCTCGTATTTGAACGTTTCCAAGACCCGGAGATCGAACCCGAGCTGGCTCGGACGCAACACCCAGCGCGATTTCGCTTTCGCAAGCGAAAAAGCCCTCTCCCACACCGTACCGGCAGCACGACACACAGCGGCCTGGTGCACGTGACCCTGGAGGTCACGCGTACCACCTCCCCTTCTAAGGTGCTTCACCTCTCTCCACCTTCCGCGAGTCTCCCTAAGGAAGCACGTAGAGTTGATCTCGGCCACGCCTTTAAAGCGACCGGTCTTGGTCTCATTAATGATCGCCCACTCTGGGTAATCACTGTTGAGAACAGGGCGAGGACAGCTGATAAGGCAATCGTCACCATTGATCAAAATACGTGCGTCCACGTCACGCGTCGCCCAACGAGCGGCGATGTATGACTGAAGACAAAGTAGAGGAAAAGAGAGGTAAGTGCCCATCATCTGACCGTGGGTGACTTCGCAGCCATCCACAGTCGGACGTAGGGACTCCACAGCGTCCTGGCGCACTCGACCAGGAACCCTATCACAACGCGCTAGAAGCGCGCCAAGGATAGTTTCGGCAACGTCCAATCTGAGATTGTCAGTTGCACCAACCAAATCAACGGAAGTCTGCCATTCAAACAGACACGTCCCGGCGATAGCGGACTCGGTAGGCGGGCCTACCAACATCCACTCCTTCCGCCCCAAAAACGAGTAGAGGCACTCGTGTAAGGGGCCCAAGGTATCCCAACGATAAGTTGGTATACCAAGGGGCCTCAACTTCCCAGCG